GTAGTTATTTACCTCTCTAAGAAGCACTTTCTTATCGTATACTCTACCGTTCTGGTTTTGAGCTCCTGCTCTCTGCATTACTCCCTCTACTTCAAATACACCCGGTCTTTCCTTAGATTCTCTAAGGATTGACTTAAATGGGGTATATTCTACTAATACGTTTGCCATGGTTACTCTGTAATTACTTTAGTAATGATCTTCTTGAATAACTCTTTAAGCTGTTGTTCTTCTAGACCGCGTTCACGACGTAAAGTTTCCTCATCGTGGTCTTGTTGATCTTTAGCTAGTTGATCTAAATCTTGTGCGCCTGTCTGCTTGCTTACTAAAGTTTCAACTTCAGGATCTGTACCTGACAGTACTACAAATCTACCTGGGTCTCCTTCCCAGCGTGTAATCCAATCTGCTTGTGCTTGAGCATCAGCCTCAGTGTCGTAATGTAGTATTAATTTACTTCCCTGTACACTAACAGCGTTTAGAATTCTTCCGGACTTTAAATCCTTAATGTAGAACTTTGTTGGATCGAAGGCATCAGCCTCTTTAAACTTTAAAGGATTCTCACCAGGCAATTCTTCTTCTAAAGGGTCGTCTTTCTTTTCATCCATTCTTTGACCCATATAATCATTGAAGTCGTCCTCTAGATCGTCCATTGACTGCCAAGTGGCATATTGAGTTGTTCTAGAAGGATCTCCTGATTTAAAGTCTCTCATTACAGAAGCTACATAAGCTTTAGCAACTTCATCCCTAGGATCAGCATCAGCTAAAAAGTCTTTAAGTAGTTGAGTGATTAAAGCTTTGTTTAGCATTACAGGCTCATTACCCATCTCGCTAACTTCTTCTTTAACTACTACCTTCTCCATTTTCTCTCCTGGAGCCTCTAATTGAACGCTATCTTGCTTAACGTAGTATAGTACGTCTTTAGTTAGGTTACTAACAGCTATTGCTTTACATTTCTCATATTGCTCTGGGGTAACGTCTAAAGTACCGTATTTTTTATCAAGCTCAAATTTGATACCTGTATCTAATACATCAGGAGCAATTGCATCCTCAGGCTTAGCTGTAGAGTATTTAGGTTCTTGCATCTTAGCTTCAGCAATCATACCTCTATTCTTGAGAATATTTACAGTATCATCGTAGCTATTAACCTTAGAGATAAGGTTAGGTAGTTGCATACTAGCATCTCTAACAAATTGGGATTTCGCGAAGCTACCTTCGGCGACAGCGTTGTATTTCTCTTGTAATGTTTTCATTGTCTGTAGTCTACCATTTTAGTGCTAGAAGGTCTTTTTGGTCGTTGTGTCTTCTTGAAACCCATTTTAGCCATAAACTTAGTGGCTAAGTTATCGCGATCGTCTTTTGAAAAAGCATTAGGAGTTTGATATGCTCCTACTGCACCAGTAGTGTTCATTTCTGAGAGTTGTTCTCTAACATACTCTCTTAATAGTTCTGCTACTTCACTTCTTTTCATAAGGTATTAAGCTCGTTAACTAAGTCGTAATACTGTAGTAGGTTTACGATGTGGGTATCGTTAATACGAGTTTGTTTTGAAAGGGGCTTGATAGTCTTAGCAACCTCGTCTAGTTTAATTCTAGCGATATCGTTACTAACCTTAGTCTTCATCTTCTCGACAGCAAGGCCAATTTTTTCAAGCTCCTCGTTAATCATTGTTCTAAGTTTTACTTGAGATTCGGAAGCAGTAATAAACTCTCTTAAGATAGCTTTCTGTTCTGGAAGTAGGTTGGCATATTCGCCGTTAAACTTCTCAAGTAAAATCTTGTATGTAAGCATTCTAAGATCCTTATCATACTTTGCATATTCTTCAACTAAAGCATCTTTAACGTCCTCTTCGTTTTGCTTAGATTCAGTTAAATGCTCTAATACAGTCATTTTATTGTCCACTAAAGTCTGTGGGTCAGCTAAGTCAGCATTCTGTGCTTCCATTAAGCAGTATAGAGCAGCTAGAGCTTTGTAATCTCTTACCTTCATAGAGAAGAACTCATCGAGGTCGTAGCTGTTTTTAATCTCAGCGATAAGATCATACTTCTGTTTCTTGATTGTCTCTCTTTCTAACTTACGAGAAATTTCAATAATAGTGGAAACAATAGTCTCTCCTTTGGATTGACTTACTCCTTTATTTTTAAGGATATATTCGTACAATTTAAATTCACGGACTAAAGAGGTCTTACCTGTGTAAAACTTCTTCATGATCTTAACGGCCGGCGAGTCTTTACGGGACAGAGTATCGGCAGCGATCTGCTTTACCAGCAGCTCAAAGATCAATCCAGTGTTTTTGTACTTCGAATGCTTTATTTTCATGAGTATGCTATTCTACTAATATAAATATATGTTACTGCCCTAAATCTTTAATATTGCTCTCATCAAGCAAACTTGATTGCGGTTCTTCTTTTTTCTCAAAGATTAAGCTCTTCTTAGGTTTGAAGATATCTTGGTTTTGATAGAACACTGATTTAGTTATAACACTGCTAGCTTGTGTGTCTTCAGCTACATTAATAGTAGAATCTTCCTCATTATCGTAGCCACCATGCATATCATGTTGACCTAGAGCATCTCTACCAAATGGGCTATTTTGAGTTCCATAAGTAGAAGCATGTATTTGAGGTCTTCCTTCAGGATTTCCTTCATCATATCCTACAGGCATCTTAGGAGTGTCCATTCCTCTTCTACCGTACATAGAAGCAAGGTCGTGAGGTGTACCGTAAGTAACTCCAGATTTAGCTGGGTCATTACCTTCGTTTTCAATCTGAGCGACTCTAAAGGCTCTCTTACTGTCTTCTCTGATTAGATCTCTCTGTTCGTTGTACTGATCTTCTGATAAGTTAAAGATACTTTCATAGATATAGTCTGTAGAGAACATCTTGCTTTCTACCATCTGAGAGGCTAGATCAATCTTTTCTTTCATAAGAGCAATCTTCTCTTGCTCGTAAATGATAGAAGGAGTGGTTAGTTTAAGCTCAAAATTAGTTAAGCTTTCATTCTTATAACCTTGAGTATAAAGGTGTACTAAAGCGATCTTAGTTAACTCTGATTCAAGTATGCGCTGGATGCGTTCTACTGTTCTAGCAAAACGAATGTCTTCCGCAGCCAATGTCGCTTTACCTTGTAAATCGCCTTCATACCCGAAGTATGCTTTAGGTACTTTGAGTGCGGCAAACATTTTGTCTCTAAGGTATTCCACGTCATTTGTACCGTCGTACTCTAAACCTTTTGTAGTATCGATACGAGTAGTGGCATCTCCACCTCTAACAGGGATGTAGAAATCCTCCATCATATTCTGCATATTGAAGCGCAGATTGTATTGACCGGTCTGAGGATCAACGTACGGAGTCTTCTTCATACCGTTGATAGTCTTTTGCATAAACTGCTCAACTTCAGCTGGTGGGATCTGACCTACGTTAACATAGAATACTCTCTTCTCAGGAGCTCTCATGATACGGTGAATTAACATCGCATCTTCCATAAGAGTTAACTGCTTGAAGATCTTTCTAGCAGGCTCGATATAAGAACGTCCGTAAGGTAGGTAGTTAGTATCTGATAATAAACGGAAATGCGCTACCTCGTAGTTATCCAGTAGTATTACTTTGTCCTTATGTCTAGGAATATAGTTTGGATCGGTAGAAGAGGCAATTCCGTCTGGGTCAATAGTAAATTGTACTTTAGCAGGATTGTCTGGATCCTGGCTTTCATGACGTACCATACTATATACAGTATAAGGTAGTACGTTGTATACGCCGAACTTTTCAGCAATCTCTAGCTTTAAAAAGAAGTCACCGTACTTAACCATATTACGAGTCCAAGACCAGAGGTTAAACTCGATGTTAAGAACGTCGTAAAATAAGTTAGTTAGAATCTTTTTAATATTCTCATCTGATGTCTTAATGGTAAGGATATCTCCTACATCGTTTTTAAGACATGCTTCGTCGGCTAGAATATCTAATGCAGAAGCGATAATTGGATCTGTATCCATTGCTTCATAATCCGAATATAATTGAATTCTTAACGTCTGATAGTTCAGGTTAGGATTAAAAATATTCTTATTGTTGTAGATGTATAGACGAGAGAAACGGTCTACTAAAGAGTTTGTCTCATAGCGACCGGTACTTTGAATATGGTTAACATCGGCGATTTTCAGCTGATTGCCGCCTACGTTACGAATTACTACGTCGGTAGAGAAAAGTCTCTGTAATCTACCAAATAAAGAAGTATCAGCCATTCAAAAATAGTTTAATTATAAATAGTACTACTACAGTAACCAAGATATATCCTCTTGGCCATGTGGAGTATCTATAGTATACGGATTATTTTGCATATTTCCAACTGAATACGCGGCTCCTTGTCTTTGATTTAGGTTTCCCATAGCAGATAAGGATGCTCTTGATAGATCTATTCCCTGTTGTCTTAGTCTTAATGCTGTATCTCTGACGTATAGTCCGGTAGCAAAGGCCATTACTAAGTCATCATTATAGCTAGTCTGTGCTTGTGCTTTACCGTTCTTCCATACAAATACTCTCATCTCTTTTAAGAGTCTCTGAGATTTAATGGTTACAGATCTTTCTCTTACGTAGTCCATCATCTTAGCAATAACTAAAGGACGAGTACGCATAGACATTGTAAAGCCAGGAACTAAGTTTCCTCGTTCCATCTTATTCATATAAGTCTCTACAGTATCTTGCTCTGATCTTGATGAGTAGTAAAGGTTAGGGTACTCTCTTTCAATAATCTGTTCGATAGTAGACCATCCGATGTTAGCATTTTCTACTACTAACATTGCATTGTTATACTCAGTCGCTACTCCTACCAACATGTTACCAAATTCCTTAGGAGGTACTTTGCTTTTAAATTCTGCTACTTGAGTAGCTGCTTCAACATCGAATATGTGAAAGGTAGAATAGTCCTGTCCGTCACCTCTAGCGACGTCGGCTACAACCATATAGGACTTCATATAATCTGGGTATTCCCATATCCAGTAGTCACCTGATACACCTCTTTTCTCTAGAGGGTCTTGCTGTGCTGTAGTTTCATAGAAGATTAGATCTTCTGGTTCAAATACTGTATCACCGGATGATAAGAAGTCACAGTCACATTCCTGTGCTGCCATTCTAGGACCCAGGTCATTGTCTTGTTGGTCTCTCCATGACTGATTTCTCTCAGGGTGCACAGTCCAAGGTAGTTTAATAGGAACAAAGGAGTTTTCACCTGTTTCTGCTTTTTCCCAGGTCTGGTGGAACCAGTTACCAATTCCGTTAGGAGTTGATAGAGCCATACATTGACCACCGGTTGCAAGGGTCTGTTGAGCGGCTGCAAACGTTTCATCAATATTATCAATGAACGCAGCCTCATCAATTAAGAGTAAAGATACAGCTTCTGAACGAGCAGCATCTGAGTTAGATGATTTAGCTGCTATTCTAGAGCCGTTAGTAAGTCTTAGTGAGAGTTTATTCTTCTCTACTGCTTTTAATTTTAACCAGCTAGGAAGCTGATCGTACATAAATTGAACCTTGGTTACAAGGTTACGTGCAGTAGATTGTGTGGTTGCAAGAGCTAGTACGTTCTTGTCTTTGTGGAAGAGCATCAACCATAATGAATAGCCTGCTGCTAAAGTTGAGATACCTAACTGCCTTGACTTAAGAGTAATTAGGTACTGATGATCTCTGAATAAATAAAGTACTTTGTCCTGGAATGGGTAAAGGTTGAATAGTATACGTCCTCTTTGAGGGTGCTGAATATAGCAGTACTTACGCATAAAATATGCCGGGTCTTTGGCACACTTTGCGTATTCTTGTATTACTATCTGCTTAACATTCTGCTGTTCACTCATAATAATAGTAGTAGTACTGTTGCTAGAGCGCCTCCAGCTGCCCCGAAGGTAACACCTGACCAGAATTTAGACTTTTTTTCTTTTTCTAACACATCTACTTTTTTATCACATAAATCAATCTGTTTTTCTTTTTCAGCAAAAAGGTTATCGTAGCTGTTTAGTCTCTGTTGTAGGTTGTTGATCTGAGTTTTATTGGTTTCGGTAAGCTTTTTATAATCTTCAATGCTCTTTTCTAAGCTAGTTTTTTCTTTAATACAAAAGTCACCAGCTTCTAAATCAGCAATAACCAGCCTGGTCATGTGAGCAGGAAGACATACTAGGGTATCTCCGTTAACGACCGTAACGCTTTGCGAAGTAGCCGGGAAGGCTATCAACAGAAAGCCTGCTAAGCTCAGCAATTTTTTTATTGTATGCATCTCTTTCTCTTTTACGTTTTGCTTCCTCGATATCTAAAGCGTTCTCAATAGAATCAGCCTGTGCTTGTAGTAAGCCGGCTGCAAAAGCTAATGAGTCAATACGTTTAACTAATTCTAACTCTCTAGCCTCGCTAGCTTTCTTCTGGTCATCTAGTTCCTGTAGATAAGCTGCTTTGTACGGGTTATACAATCCCGTAGCATACATTGCTGCAATAATAATGGCAATGAGGGCTATTAAGTACGGTAGTTTATTCATAACTTTTATATAAATATATAATGTTTACTTTCTTACATAGTCACACATAATGTGAGATGGATAAAGCTTACCTTGCTTATTTCTAATATTCAGTTTGAAGGTATAGTATTCTGATTCGAATTTAATATCAATTCTCTTTCCTTTACCTGTATCACCGCCATATAAGATTGTAATACCTCCTTGCGGAGTAGCAGCTTTCTTAGCAAACTCATCAGTAACTTCAAAGAAAGAGTACTTTCCTTTACCTCCTTTTACCATCCAGTAACCGCTTCCGATACCTGAACGAACTAGGTTATACAGTTTATCTTGATCGTAATCTGTGACAGTTTCATGGTATTGAGTAAAGTCTGTTTTACCGTACTCGTTAAATATTTTACAGAAGATCTCGTTATCAATACCAAATGTCTCTAATAAGGATGCTCCTTGAGCATTATCAATCTTACCGTCTTGAAAATCTTCCGGAGTAAATATTTTAGCGACACCTGAGTTAAAGAATGTTAACGTGTTACCAAACTTAAGAGATAGGTAGATTGGAGAACCGTCTTTATCTAAAGTAAGATCAGTTAATGTGGCTGCAATAGACTCTCCTGAGTGGCTAATAATAGGGCCGTTGTCGGTAAATACTAGGGGTCTTGGCTTATTCTCACCACCTTCCGGTACAACTTTAAAGTTATCAGGAGATAAGTTAAATTGATCTACAATCTCTTTAGTCAGATCTGGGTGTTGGAATTCTTTTGCGCCTTCTTTGTAGTTGTTAAGATCCTGTTCTAGTTCTTTCTCAAAAGAAAATCCTTTAGAAGCAGCTCCTCTACCTCCTCTTGATCCTTCACCAAAGTTAATAGTCAAGCCATTCCATTTGATGCTTTTCATAGGATCTACCTCTACTCCTAATTTATCTTGTAAGTACTCGATAAAGCGATTATCTCTACTTAATGAGCGAGAGATCTTAGGAAAGTTTGGTTTGTTAGGATCGATGGCGATTGGATCTTCCATCTTAAGATTAGGGTACTCTTTAACGATTGTTAAAAGAGCTTCTAACTTATCATCTTCTAGTTCATCGACTGATTTAGGAAAGAATGTATAAGCTTCTTCAAGATCGATACCTAGTGCTTCCCAAAGGATGTCTAGGTCTTCTTGAGAGTTGATATCAGGATAACCTTTGGCAGTTCTCCATGACCATTCTGTAAGTATCTTGTCTATGAGATTCATTATACTCCTGCAAATACATCTTCTTCACCTCCTGCTGGTGTTTCTTCGGCTCCTGCTTCAGTACCGGCTTCAGCTCCAGCTTCTGCTCCTGATGCGCCTCCTTCTTCTCCAGGAAACTCTCCACCACCGCCTTCTACTCCACCGAAGATATCTTCTCCAGATACAGCATCCATTCCACTTTGAATTGGACCGGAAGCAAGCATGTCTGTGATCTTATCCAGGCATTGCTGATATTCGGCTAGATTCTGTAGGAAATATCTTTTACCTTCTACTGTAGCTTCAAAGCCTTTGCCCATCCATTTTAGCAGTATGTCTTGTCCATTCTTAAACTCTACTTTAAATGTAGATGGCTTAGGAGACATCCAGCCTACCTTTTCTACAAACTCCTCAAAATCGGGAGTCATTAGGTGTACTAATGTCTTCTTTAATGTAGGGAACTTAGCTAGGATGTCAGCTGTAGCATCAGGAGCTTCCTCTTCAGCAACTTCTCCTGAATCAGCAAATTCTGTATCAGGTGTTTCTTCGGTCGGTTCTTCAGTAGGTACTTCTTCTTCGTCGCCTTCTGCTTCTTTAATGTACCCTTTAACTACTGTTCTTGGGTTAGCGATATCAAGACCTTTCTGAAGGAATGCTACTCTTTTTTCGATTACTCCTTTCATTAACTGAAGGGTTTCTAAATCAAATTCATCTTCAACAGCATCTAAGAACTCCTGAGTTTCTAATTCGTTAAGAAGAGTTTTAAGTTGAACTTCACTCATCTTACAGGCTTTCTCGTACATAGCTTGTGCTGGAGTAGAGATCATTCCCTGCTCGGCTAAAAGCTCGTAGTAAGCTTCTTCAATAATATTTTTTAGATCTTGAATCTTCATTACTTCTTATTGCTGCAATGCTTAGGACTGCTTTTTGAAATGTAAGGTTTTCTACACTCTTGAGAGCTTTCGTGAACTCTTCCGCATCTTCCGCAGCATGATACACCTTCTGTGAGTGTCTCACCGATAATTGAACTAACCATACCTTTAATATGATTTGATCCAAGTGTTTTTTTAACTTCTGGTTTGCTGATATACTGCTTTAATGCTGCAAGATCAAGTTTATAGTCTTGCTTATCGTCCATTTTCTTTTCGATCTTATTGACCTTAACTTTAATGATGTCATGCATCTTTTGAGCTTCAGGAGTAAAGTGTGTACGTTTACCGCCTGTTTCTTTTTCAGCTGCTTTAAGATCTTTTTTAGATGGCTGCTTATCATCAATATCTGTATCATAAACATCATCATCTTCCATAAGAGGTTCTTCTTCAGAAGGAGCTTCAGTAGAAGCTAAATACTGCTCTCCTTCTAGATAATGCTTAACAGTATCAATATGTTCAAAAGCTACAGTTAATTTACTTTGAACCCAAGCATCTAATTGCTGACCGTCTTGGATCATTCTTAAAAGCTCGATACAGTACTTGGCAGTATTGTGTAACTGTACTTTAGCCATATCTGATTCATCGTTAGGATTCTCAGCGTGATCTTCTTCCATCGGCTCAATCTTAGCACCAGCTTTCTTAAGCTCGATTTCTTCTTCCGGGGATACTGCTTGAGCAATAGATCCGCCTTTTGGTCCGATTACTTTCTTTACTGTCTCAGCTTCTGCTAATACTTGCTGAATAGCTTCTAAGATGATCTCTTTCTTAAAGGATATGGCCATGGTAATGTTATTTCTTTATAAATAGCTTACTGACAGTGATAGTTTAAATACCTTTGTAATGCTTTAGCATATGTGGTTCCTTTGTCTTTAAGCTTACTTCTTTCAGCTCTCACCTTAGAACATGATAAGCTACCTAATCTTTTCTTTAGAATGCCAGGATTCATAGGATCATGAGGACCTTCTTCTAATCCTGCTTTAAGTAACTTAGAGTAGTAGTATGGATCTTCAGCTAGATGCTGTAGAGCAATCTTAGTTGCTTCTCTTCGATCATCTGTATGTTCTAACTCTACTCCGATACCGGCTGCTAACTGTAACATATTAGTAGTGTCTTCGTCAGCAGGCGCTACAACTTCTTTATTAATATGAATGGCAGCTAACTGCTTTTCAGCTGCTGCTTTAGTGTCGTGAGTACCGAGTCTTTCACCACCGTGTTTAGGATAGACAACATACTTACCATCTACCTTGCGGATCATTTCTTTAATAATACTTACTAATTCACTCTTCTTCATAATTGCTGTATAATGGAAACTACAAAAACATTATATTTCACCTCCTAATCTCCCTGACGCAGTTCTTCTTCGGATACCTGAGGTAGGAAGCTTATCAGCTATTCTTGTTGATTTCTTTGCCTGCTTTAACTGCATCTTTGAAAGCCTTGGAGTTAGGGTGAGATGGTTTCTCACCTCTAGCTCTCTTAGCTCTAATGTTAGCCCATAAGCCAGGCTTCTCCTCAGTAAGCACCTCTCTAATGAGGTCTCTCATAAAAGCGTGCATTGCTGCTTTATCTGCCTTGGCCACGGTACTTCTTTTTATAATTCTTGCTACTCTTTAAATGAGAAGTTTGAGTCTTAGAATGTACACCTGGACGGCTTACGTTTGGTTTTTCGTAAGCCATAGATGCGGATTGAGACTTAATCTTAGCCATTACTTGATAATCTCAATTTCAGATCTAAGTACTTTCTCCCTCTTACCGTCGATAGCAACTGCCCATGTTCTTCCTAATCTAGAGATAACTTTCTCAATTAGACGACCATTGTGGTACATACCTGGTGTTTTAGCTGCTACTTTGGTAGCTTTCTCTTTTACTACTTCAATTACTGGGGCAGCAATAATTTCATCGATTACTTCTTCTGGAAGTGATTCAATAACTGATGCTGATTGTGCAATTACTTCGTCGATAATCTCATTATCGGACTGTTTTCTCTTTGCCATATTTGTAAATTTTTATAAGTAAGTCTCCAGAACCTTTGATAACACGATGCCATTCGTGCCTTAAAATAAATATCGTTACACCCTCTTCTAAGTTAATAGGGAGTTCATTGTCAGTTTGAAACTTCCAGCCTTCACCGCACTTCATTACTTCTACGATTCGATCTTCGTCGTCTCTATGCCAGTATAGCTCCTGAGAGTCTACGTTTGCATCGAACTTACGTTGAACGCAGTAGTCGTCGATTTGTATATCGGTGTAAGGTCGGCTCATTTAGAACTTAAATGCTTTCTTTATTTTCTTACCAGTATTTTTAGCACCACCAACTGCTGCGTTACCAACATCTTTAGCTCCACCCACAACTGCGTTACCCGCGTTGTTTACAGGTTCTGATACTTTATCTACTACCTTAGTAGTTTCTTTAGCTACTGTGTTTGCTGTATCAACGACTGCTTCTTGAGCTGGTTTAGTGTCAACGCTAACTGAAGCATCTACATCAACCCCGGCTAATAAGGCAACTTTACCATCTACTCCAACGGTTGCAACACCATCATCCATAGTAGCGCCTCCGCCTACTTCAGCTCCGGCTTGTACTCCGATTGATACTCCAGCACCAACTTCAGCACCATTACCATTTTCATCGTATGTGCTATTAGATGCGCCTACTCCTACTGATGCTCCAGCCATTGCTCCTGCATGTCCTTCTGCACCATCCATTCCTACTTGTCCACTTGCACCAACATATGCTTTAGCTTCTGCTCCAGCATGTACTTCGGTTGTGTTAGTTACTCCACCGTACTCTACTGAGTTAGATGCTCCTACTTCAGCTGATGCTCCTACTTCTGCATGTGCATCAACATATGCGTTTCTACCATCCCAACCAGCTTCAGTTGTTGCTTCAGCATGAGCTTCAGCTTCAGCATGAGCTTCTTGTGAAATGGTTACATCACCAATTTGGTTTGTATTTTCTACTCCAGCATGTACTTCTGCACTTGCTTCTACACCAGCACTTACTGATGTGTTTGTAACTTCAGTACCAGCAGATGCTCCTGCTGATGCTCCGGCGTTATCGTTACCTACCGATTTGTTTACTTCTTCACTCATGTTGTTATTTATTTACCATCTATTAGGAAATACCCCTTCCACACAAATAATATATTTTGTATGTTCATCGGGTGGGGTTAATTTAGGTAAAGCAAATGTTCCTTGTTGAAGATTTCCACCATATACATTACCAAGTAATGCATATACCGCTTGATTTTGGTTTACCGATAGTAATTGTCCATTACATTCCATATATCCGCGTGGAATAAAGTTTCCACCGAATAATTTAATTGTGCATAATATTTCGTCCATAATTTAATTGTTTGTGTTTGATAATGATTGACCATCTTCTTCATCCATCTTTTTCTCTTTTATTATTAAACCAATAATCTACAACTTTACCGAAATTGCCGATTAGTGCGCCTAATAACAATAAAAGTAGTTCTTTCCAATCACTGTTGAGAGTTAAGTTTGTATGCATAGCCACGCTAATGGCATGAATAGTAAAAAGAAAACTTAATACTATAACAATACTTAAAATAATTCTATGTCTCTCTTCAGTCATATTTTCTTACCAGTATCCTCCAAAGCTTGATTTGAGGCCTAGTAAGCTTGCATAACGAGGAAGTCTGCATGACCAATAACCTGCTTTAGTCTTATCCTTTTTAGTAGGACAGTTATGTCTATCTGAGAAGGCTTTACGAGCTTTAGCGTTGTTGATCTTAGCTGTCAGTCCGCCTTTAGCGTCACCAAAGTTAACTACGATTACATTACCCTTAGCGTTCTTAGTGTATACCTTATATTTTTTAGGGCCTGGGCTTCTCATTGGTTTATTGAGTTTTACCTCTTTACCTTTGTATTTAGCTTCATCTAGTTTACCGGCTTGTAAAGTAGTAAACCCGTTACGCTTTAGCCATTTAGCTGCTTCTTCAGCATTAGGTGCCTCTCCATCGTAATCACCAGTGTCAAAATAAAAACCACCATCAGCAGTTTTGTAAACATCTACGTCACCTTCAGGTCCGCTATAGATAGCGATATGGGCAGGAGAGTTAAATGTTGCTTCTTCTACTCTTTTACCGTAAGCATACTTAACTCCAGTAGCTTTTGGTTGCTCTAATCTCTTAATAAGGTCATCAACGATTCGCTCTAGATGTTTGGTAGATCCTGCTCCTTGAGCTGCTTTTTTAATCTTCATGATTAAAGCTTGCTTTTCGAAGTCTTTTAACCCAGCCTCATCAATCATCGTAAGAATCTCTTGTAGAGGTGTATCTTGAGCTTCACCTGTAATATCTACTACCCACATGTCCGGGTCTGGATCTTCTGGTAGAATGGAAGCTAGTACATCAGCGCCAGCAATAAGCTTATAACTTACTTGATTACCGTTCATATACTTTAATGCTGTTGGCATTTGAACTTGATCAGTATCTGAGAATGTTGTAGTGCCTTGGGGTAGCTCACCTAGGAATGACTTAATATCCGAGTATTTAGTTTGGTATCCTAATCCTCCAGCTGCTTTAGCTTTACCTGCTAAATCCATCCATCTCTCTTCACCCATCTTCATTACTAGAGGTTCTTGTGAGGCTTCTCTCCAGGAGGTAGCCGGTGAAGGAATTACCATTGCAATCTCATTTAGCAGCGGGAAGTCTAAAGGCACTATTTGACCGTTATACTCTCCATATGTACCTACTTCTGTTTCAAATAGGAGCTCCATGTCTTCCAAGCATAAATCAGTGAGCATGCCTTCGTTCATTAAAAGACGAGCCTGATTGATGGTTTTGAAGTATTCTTCTGAACCTGGGCGGAATACGTTTTTATATAGAGGAGTCCTGGTCTCTAGGTGATATTTGAGACCTTCTGTTAGTACTCCGGTAAGCTTAGATTCTGTTAGAAGCATAGGTATTTCTTTATAAATAGCTATTCCATGTGCTCCTTAAGATGCTTTAGGTAGTCTGCCATTCCTTTAAGTAGTTTCTGGTTCTGATTGTCATTACTGTTCCAGTCTTCCATTACTCCGTCTTCGGTAACAAACGACATAGATTCATTAATCTGATCTTGTACCCATTGTTCTAATCCTGCTGCCCAGGCTTGCATATTTCCTTGCATCATCTGCTTTTCATACTGCTCATACAAGCCAGCCTTGCGTAGGTTAGCTTCCATATCTACTACGCAATCAAAGCACATTTTATGTATTTTGTACATCTTTTGAGCTAGATGGTGCTTCATTGATCCAGCACATTGTGGGCAAGTTAGAGGAGTTTGAGCAGCTTTCTTAGCGGCATCTAACTTAGTTATATTTTGTTTAACACCGTTCTTGATAGTCCACGTTCTACCATCTTCTTCCCAGATATCGCCTTCGCTATGCTTCTCTCTCTTTTTCTCATAACCTGTTCCAGTTACGGTACGAGAGGTGTAATCCTTATTTACAAGGTTTCTAACTCGGTTTACTGCTTTAGAATCAAATTCCTTCTTCAGTTGACTTTCCATATAACTTTTTTATTCTTTTTATAACTTCCGATGGATCTCCGTTCTTAGGGTGGTGAATACCAATTCCGCCTGCATCCTGCCAGCGGTCAATAATATCTCTTCTATCGTCAATTAAGATAGGTTCTAATCCTTTTGATACGTCTTCTTCTGCTACTTGTTGCTTGTAGGATGAATACTTAAATATAATACCTTGCGGTGAAGGAGTCAAATGTGATTTAACCCAAGATCTTTTACCGATTCTTGAGATCATATTTCTGGATGGAGACGTAAGTAGGGTTGGTTTATATTCGCTAATTACATTCCATAATTGTTGACCTCCTGGTGTGAATTCCATTTCTGCCCAGAACTTCTTGCCGCAAATCTCATCAATAAACTTCCAAAATTCAGGTCCTCCAAACTTAGATTCAAACTCACTAGGGGTATTAATGCCCTCTAGTTCTTCGGTTCTATAGTGCTTTCCGCCGTAGTTACTGTCGTTGAGAAGCTTCATAAACTGCTGATCAAAGTCACAAAGGACTCCGTCCATATCGCAGTATAGCTTAAATTTAACAGTGGGGTTCTGCTCTTCTTCTGTAAGTAGTAAATCTGCTAACTTTCCCATTCTTATTTTAATTCCGGTATTCCACCTAGTTGCGGTATTCTTGATTTCCACTTGCTATAGATCTGCTTACTGTTACCTTGAGTAATAATTCCATCACCTACTAAGTCAGTTAGGTAAGTATCTACAACGTCTTGAAAATCTTTCTTTTCGTATTTTGCCTTAGCATATAAGCCTTGAATATTAGCATCTACTTCTTTTGGCAGTAGGTAGTATTTGTACCAAATTTCAGGGTTTTTGCGAATCTCTCTTCTTCTAGCTTCGTCTTTTCTCATCCACTTATCGGGCTTGACCTGGTCACCGCTTTGAGTTAGATGTTCAGTCTCGTGACGGATTAGATCAGTAAGAGTTGGTTGAATGGTTTGAAGCATATTAGTACCGTCAGCAGGATTAAATGCTAAGAGAATGTCAATCTCTCCTTCGTCGGATCCTGCTTCTCCATCAATATGATACTTACCAGGCTTTACTTCATCTGTTAAAGCAAACTTAAGAGATACTCCTACCGTAGTTGGTGTACCTTTCTCGCTTTTACTTTCAAATGTACCTAAGTATGCAGTTTGATATTCGTTATAGAGCATAGCTCCTAGAGGAGACATTCCATACTTTTCAGCAAACTCTCTATCTTTTTCTGAAGGCTCTCTTTTGGTTTTTACGTTATAACCTTTAAATTTACCTCCTGATAAAAGTGTGTTGAGAGCAGCATTTACTGCCTTTCTGATATCAACTACTATAGAGCGGTACTTAGTACCTTCTTTAACCGGGTTGTAGCCTGAACCGTAAGGAGCAGCTTTGCCGTCTTGAGGATTATTAGCTTCAGACATCTTACATCTGTCTTCCCATTGACGGAATAGCATGCTTCCGCCCATGTGGGCTTCCTGTTCAATCTCTCTTAATACGTCATCTTCTTCAGTATTCTGAGTGGTGAAGACTGGTAAGCGATCTTCTAGGTTTTGCTGGTGATGAATGAGCTCATGACAGAAGGAGCGTAGAACATCTTTAGGGTGACGACCTGTTACATAAAGGACAATCTCTTGCGTATCGGGCTGATAATATCCTGTCTTACCAAAGAGGTTCGCAGCATTTTCTTCGTCATGTCTGATTTTAATATCAGGGATAGGTACTACTGTCATGCCTTGCTCCATACAGTATTCTAAGATAGAAGCGATATGAGGAGCAAATTCAAACTGACCTATAGTCTCTTCTGGGAGGAGTCTTTGATTCGGAGTTCCGTCGTAGTTACGTCCGTCTTTTTCTTTATCAAAGTAAGGTAGAGATACTGAGATGTGATCTCCTCTAAACTCTACATTAAAGTCCGAAGATATAACGTTACGGATTAGTTCAGTGTAGTCCTGCAGGCGCTGTCTCTCTTTAGATGGGAGTACAGCAATTGGTGCTGCCGGAGAGCCTTTTGTGACTTCTTTAATAGGTCCCATTGGAGCGTTCATCCACTCTTTATCCTCTTCAGTATAAAAGAAGTTTGCAAATACTTCATCGATGGCATCAGCCATTTTCTTTTCTGGTGTGTTATTCATCGCTTTAGATAGAATATCAAATATATGATCTTTCTGCTTAACTACCGCAGGAAGATACTTAAAAAATTCTTCTTTATCTCCTGCTAAAAGAGCCTTACGAGCGTTTGTACCGCTCATGCCGCCGTCAGGAGTTTGAACAACCTTAACCTCTAAATTTGGGTATTTTGCTTGATTCTTTCTGAAGTATGAAGTACGGTCTTGAATATCTCCTAGATCGTCTTCTCTACCTTCTCTAGCTCCTAAAATCCAAACTACTTGGTCGTCTGGGTTGTTTGAAGCATATGAGTAAATCTCTCCGATAGGTGGTTTAGATGCTTTTACAATCTCAACATTACCCGGGAGGTACTTTTGAAATATTTTCCAAACTTCATAAGAAGTATCTTGATCAATACCATCTCTTACTTCTTTACCTACGAATACAATGTATTTGTCCGCATCAGGAACTTGGTTGGTAGCTGTTTCAACTACTAGAAAATGTCCTGCGGTTGGTGGTTTAAATCCTCCTCCAAATACTGCTACTTTCATGCAAAGAACTTCTTAGTTTTGGAAATTACTTGAGCGTCTGTTGTACCTTTAGTTACTAAGTCGTATTGATCGCTATTGATAACTTTAGCAATTCTATCAAGTACCTCCTTGTATTTCTTCTCAGCTGAGTCTCTATTGCGTTCAATGGAGGCAACCTTCTTTTTCATTGAGTCAAACGTAGGGCCTTGACCTTTCTTCTCCCAAGTAGCCATAAAGTGCTTCTTAAGATTCTTAGTCATATCTTCGTCGCTATCGTCTAATCGAAGAGGTTTTACTAGTTCTTCGTAGGCAGCTAAGGCAGCTTCATCTTCAATCTCAAAAGGCTTTCTAAACGATGATTTCAGTTCTCCTAGAGAATCAATATACTCTAAAATACCTTCACCACCTCTCTTGGCAGCATGATTAAACTTACGAACCTCAGCATCATAAGAGCCTCCCATCATATTAGGTACGATGACGAAATTATCCTTTAAAAGTTTGCTATAATAGCCAATTAATTCAAAGCTTCTCATCCAAGTATCAAATACTGCAATCTTAGGAATATTACGTTCTCTTTCAAAATTCTTAAGAAGAGAGATGGCCGGGTGAGTGATCATCATAATCATCATCACATCGTAACCTTTTGCTCTGATATCGTTTACAGTCTTGTCTGGGTTGTTAGCTGTTGTATCCCATACAAATGGTTCACCTTCGTAAGCATGGTCAGAAGCTGCTTTATCGGTCATAGACGAAGCCATAGACAGATTACTGTATGCAGGACTCTTTTTATCCTCTACATACTGATCAGGATTAAAGATCGTAATATCCTCAGGAATAGCACCAGCTCTCTTTAGAGTATTGACCATATGAGTTTTTCCGGTACCAGCACCGCCGGCCATAATCAACGCCTTTGGTCGGGCTTTTGCTTCAGATAAAAGAGCTTCCATTAATTTCATAGCTTGATACGAGTTGGGTAACTATTATAAATAGGTTCCGTAGTAGGGTTATCAAGTTTGTATAAGCTATAGATAGTCTTGAAGAGTTCGAAGTTATCATCGATGTTGTGAGCTTCTTTAATCTCCCATCCATTCCCCTGGTATACTCCGTCTTTCTTAGAAGCACTACGCTTACTGGACTTTAACCATAAGATGCCGGTTCTTTCGATCTTCTGACCAAACATCTCTTCCCAGGCTTTAGCGTAAGCTGCTAACTGAAGGTCATATGAACGGTGTAGGTTGTTGGAGGTTTTAACGTCTAAGAGCCAAATCTGTCCATTCATCTTAACAATCAAGTCTGCAGTACCTGCATACTGATGTTTGTCAGAAAATGTAAATTCTTCTGTTGCAATGACTTCTGGTTTATGTGTGGTAAAGAAATCGGCTGCCTTTAAAATCATCTGCCAAACTCTAAGATTATACTTAGCATTACCAAATTCATCCATCCAGGTAATTTCTTCTCCCTTAATTAAATCTTCAACTGCATTATGCACTGCTGTACCTTCTTCAGCAGCTTTGCGCATAATAAGATCTGCATTATGACCTACGTCTTTTAGCCAATTATCAAAAAACTTATTCTTAGGCATATACTGGAGAACTGTCGTAACAGATGGGTAATAAACTCCTTCTTCTTTTTTATAGACTCGTCTGTCTAAGAAAGTAATCTGTTCTAATTCTCCGTCGAACATTAAGTTTTTTCTCTTATGTTCATAGAGAACGTTAGCACCTTTGTAAATCATACTAGCTGTAGTTTATGGCGCAGTAAGTCGCTGAAGGTTAGCTCCTGTGCCTGTTGTACGTGATGAGTGAAACTAGAAAAACCCATCTCTGAGGGATCTTTATCTAACATGTCGACTAAGAATACACGTTTACCTAGGGATAGAAATTGCTCACAATAACTTAGCGCACTTTTTAGTGCATCCCTATCTAACGCTACATAAATGTCTTCGACCTTGTTAGAAACTAATTTCTGCATTAAACTCTTAGGTAAGGTTTTACCTAAGATCGGAACGGCATTACGTTTAACAGCCATTGCGTCAAAGACTCCTTCGACTAGTACAATAGGCTGATCCCAGTTAATCATGTTTTCAAATACGATAACATCTTTAGAAGCAGAAGGGTTCTTATACTTCATAAAAGCATTTTCGAACGTTCTACCTACAAAGAAGTTTAATCGGTTACTCTCATCGTAAGATGGAATAATAATACGGCCGGCATAGTCTCCTGTAAGGCAGTAGCCGATATTATATTTAATATAGTCATTCTCAGTCATACCTCTTTTAGATAGGTAATTGCGGATCTTATTAGCGATCACCGAAGTTGTTGAGGCTGAGGAGAGTGGTTGGAATTCTTTAGGAAGCTCTACTACTTCAAGATCGTGGTAGGTAATCTTTTCTCCTTTTCTAACGTACTTAAGAACTTCGATAGCTTCTTCTTTACCGATATTCATCTGTCGGAGTAGAGACTTTACAGTACGTCCACGTGTATTGCATACCCAGCACTCCCAAGGATTGTGACCCTTCTCATCAGGAACCATCTTGATCTCAAGCTTAGGCTTACGGTGATTACAGAACGGGCAATGAAACGCATGATTGTCTCTTGCTCGCTTATGTGACTTACCTAAAACGCCTTCTATTGCATTGAGCAGTAGAGTATTCTCCATATAGAGTATAACTAGTTAATATACTAATATACGAATATTATTTCTTATCTCCAACTAAAAAGTCCTTTGTGTAAAACTTACCTAGAATGTTGTCGTTGAAGTACATAGCAGGGTCTTCTAAGACTCCCATTGAAAATAAGTACTTACATTCGTAATAGGTAAGGAGTTTCTTTCCTGGTGCAAATTCAATAATTTCTTTTGAGAATTCGGTAGCTGGATATATCTTTGTAAGTTTTTGGAATTCTTTATTGGAACCCCAATATTTCTTCCAATCACTCTCAGTTGTAACAATCTTATGAGTTGGCTTACGACCAGGTCCGGTCTGCTCAGCAATCTCGGCTTTAGTCAAAGGCTTCTTTCTATTATTATAGAGTACCTTTTTACCGATATATTTTTTGTTAGATGGAATATGAGTAATCTTATAAATGAAACCAAACGTACCTTCAGGCATGTCTGAGATCTCGGTTATAAGCCTACCTTTATATTCCCAGGTAGGTTGTGTCATAATTCAATATTTTAAGCGTTCACCATTTGAACTGCTCCAAGTAACATTAGTCCTTCTATCGAGCCAATATCGTTAACTTGGAATCTCATAATAGCAATGTCGTTAGTATCTAATTCCATAGCTGTTAGTGTGCCGCTGCCCATTGCTGAAACTCTGTTTACGATCATAAAGGATGGAGTTCCGTTTCTGACGTAGTATGTAGGTCTTACGTTTACACTACTAGTATTGATTTTTAATTCAACTATAACTTCGTCTCCGGCAGATGCTCCAGCTGGTGGTGCCATTCTAAACTGGTTAGTAGCGCTATTCGAGTTATTTGTCACTAGCAGTCTATTGTAACCTGTACTAAGTGTATGTTCGTAGTCAGCGTCAAATGTAAATGTATCTGTGGTTATAGTTGACATTGCTGCATCATCTCCACTCACCCAAGATACGGCGTAGCTAACATAGCTGGTGTTATCCGTAACTGAGATAATTCTATAGACTTCTGTATGTCCTCCTGCTCCTACTTGAGTGATGGTAATTGAACCACTTATTGCTAAGTTTAGTAAAGTAGCACTACGGTCAGTACCGTCTGAATCATATACGTCAATTCTATCTACGTTAGATCCAATATTACTTACTGCGTATCTGATTGATACATCTCCGTTTGAGCTCGGTGCAGCTGGGCTAGTTCCCACAGCGTTAACAGAGTACGTATTTACTGTTTGTAGGTACGTATCATATGTTATAGATGTATCTGAGCCTGGTCTTATAAATCCTCCTGGAGGAGCTGTTTCAATTACCTCACCAGAGGCAGATACTGCCAGGTAGTATGCATTTGTACCAGTAAACGTACCTGAACCGTATTGTGGAAGGCTGGCTTGTCCTGAGCTTTTTAATCTTAATGCTTCTGTTTCTGTAGCATTATTATTTACAAAAAGTCCAATTCTAGCATCGTAGTTACCCGGTGCAAAGTTAGTATCTGCAACAAACTGAATAGATGCAGGATAGCTAGCAGGGTTATACTGATCGGTAGTATTATTTGCTGCAATAACTCCGAATACTTCCCCAGCAGTAACGTTAGCAAGTTCACTATTAAGAAGTAGGTTAGGTGCTGTTCTAGTTGGACTAGAAGGAGCAGTGATGGTTAACCTATTAGATGTTTTGTTGTAAGTAAGTCCGCTATCACCTCCAAAGTTGCCGCTGTCGTTGAACTGTACTTGAGTATCAGAGCCTCCTGGAGCTGATGAGAATATCGATGTAAGGGAGCCGGTTGTTAAATGTGATATTGCACCTGTTGTAGGGTTTATCATTACAACACTGCTGCCAGTTGCTGCTCTTAGGTCTTGGAAGTTTATACGTCCGCCGAATGATCCGCCGGATTGTACAGTAAAGTCTGCATCGCCAAAATCAAAAGTAAGGTTACTTCCGCTTGCTGTTACTGTACGGGTACCGGTTAGAGTACCGTTAGTGTTGTACAAATTTGTATCAGTTCCACCCTGTCCTGGGATTGAACTAGTAAGCATTAACGAAAGATTGCCGCTTCCGTCGATACCTAGTATTTGTGCAGAGTTTGCTTGAGGTAATCCGGTTATAGCAACACTCTGTTCTTCGGCGGTTTGAATTGTAAAGTTGGAACTTTGGAAGTCAAATGTTAGACTACTTCCATCACCTGCAACTGTTCGGTTACCCGTTAGTGTACCGTCTGTGTTGTAGATATTAGTGTTGGTATTATCTAGAAACGAAGAGAGGTCGATAGAGTGGCTAACGCTTCCAGTAGTATACATTTGAAGTGTACTCCCGGATAAAGAGCTAGAATAGTAATACGACTTTAAATTGTCGTTCATTTCCTGATAGGTAAGCTCGCTTGTCTTACCTCCTGTATCAGTTCCTGTATATCTTAACGTGATTGCCATTGCTCTTTTATATTAAATATCAAAATTCACTACGAAGGTCATATCTGTGTACCTTGATTTAGGTACCGGTTGTGCTAGCTTACCTACAGCTACTAGCTCATTTGCATCGTTGTATAACCCTACTGTTGTAATGTAGGGCTGAAAGTAGCTACCGGTTGCGTAGTCATAAACGTACCCATTACTTCCTGATTTAATAGAAGGGTTCTGGGAGTAGTTTAGTTGAGATTCATTAGCTTTACAGCGGTAGTTATGCGTATACACTGTATGAGAAGCTTGCCATGCTACTGTGTAGTCGTCTTGCAATTCAGTAACTGTAGTCTCATCTGTGATAATTACATTCCCGTGAGTGTATATAATATCTCCTACTTTCATGCCAGCTTTATCAGCATCTCTCAATACTCCTTCACCGTCATCGTATAACCTAAATCCGTCTCTTTCAGTCTCTATAATATACCCTCCGGATACAAAACTAGAAGATACATACCTTCCAGAGTTTTCTCCTGCTGCCATGCTAAAGCTTCCTGGTTTGATGGCATGTCCGTATACCTCTTTTGGTATAGAGATTAGGGCAGCGGTTGTGTAGATTTCTCTAGAAGCACTCTCATGTAGAGTAGTTTGATCGTATGTAAAGTATGAACTACTTACTGCACTTCCTGTTGTAAATCTAGAGTAATATAGGTGATGTAGGTTCTTGTATACTAGTTCGGCGTACTGACTATCTTCTGTAGATGTAGCCTGATTAACGTATACGTCCCCAGAGCTTGAAAGTGCAGAATAAACAGTAATGCCGTAAGAGCTTAGATTGCTTTTAGAAACGATCCAAGTCTTATGCGCAGTATAGGATGTTATGTATGCATCCTGTTTGTTTAGTTTTATAAACGCACTCATTCATTTAGAAGTCAAGCTTGATTCTAACTAAGGCTTCTTTAGTAAAGTCTTTTAATAGTGGTCTTGAAAGTTTTGCTACGGCGAGAAGCTCGTTATTATCGTTATACATACCCACGGTAGTTATATACGTCTGAGGTGCATCTACCATGTTGGAGATTCTTAGGTCACCTGATCCAGTGATGTATGACGGGTTAGTTGAGTAGTTAAACTCACTATTGCGTACTCTAGCAAATACAAACTGTGAAGATACAGTTTCTTTATAGTTTAGTTGGAAAGAGCCTCCAAGTACGAGAGCATTGTAAAGCTTAGCCATATTTGTTGGAGATGGTGTAGTAGAGCCTCTTGTAATAGAGAGTCCAATACCTCCTGCTGCTGCACTACCACTTAATGCTAGTCCGCTTAATAACACTACTCCAATGTCTGGTAAGAAGTATCCGTATGATCCAGATGCTGGTGTATAACCGGTGCCACTATATGCTGCGCCATTTGATCCGCTTACAATCTGATATACTCTACCTGCATCGTTAAAGGACAGTGTTGTAGTGTCTACGCTATTATCTGTTAGGTGAATTGTTCCTTCACTTCCGCTTAATGCTAAGTTAAAGGATGCTGGAAGTAATGATTCTTTAAATCTATCTCTATCAATTGAAATTGCATAGAAATAATCTACAGTAGTTCCACCAAAGTTAAAGCTTGAATCTTCATCTCCTAATACTAAAGATCTATATTGACCGTAGATCGTAGAAGAGTAGCTCTTACCTACAACAGCAGAGTTGTACGGGCTTGATCCTGATCCAGCGGCGTCAGCATATGCGATTGCGAGCTGAACGGCGGCGCCGTCTACAGATGATGCTGTGTGGTATACATCTAGGTAGTAGTTTCCCGATGTTGATGCAGGTTGAGTAGATGATGTGTAAAAGGCTGTTAAAATAGGTGTACCGGTACTCCATACTGGAGCTGATACTGGTTCAGCGCTTACTACTAGATCGTCAGCTTCGAATCTCTTAAATGACATATCTTATTAGTTTATTTTAGTGATGGTTACCGGGATAGTCAATCTAGCTCCAGAGTCTCTACCAATTACCGTAATTGTTGTCTGTAATTGTGTTGCAGTACCGAATAAGGTATTTGTTGTTGTTGCAGTAAGGTTAATTGAAGTTCCGATCACAGTCTTAGAGACGTTAGTACCTAATGTTGTTGTAGAATTCAATCTAATAGCTTCGTCAGTATTAACACCTACTCCGTTGTACGTTGAGAGTATTCTAGCGTCAGCAATTGTAGCAGTATATCCGCTTGTTTCAAAAGTCTGATTAGCTCCTAGGTAGTTTAGCGTCTGAGGGGTGATTGCTAATGAAGCGCCTTGTTTTAGTGTAATAGCAGAATACCCAATATCTAAGATTGGTAATCTAGCAGTACCTCTAGGGAGAGTTGCAAGTTTGTACTTCATGATCTGAGTCTCGTCAGGGAAGGCTTCTAATAGTGGCATACTTTCAATTGCCTCGCCGTAGTAAGAAGATCCAGATGGATGTGAAGTGTTGTAAAGAGTGTAATCAATTTCGTCATCGGAAAGAGCGAATTGAGTGATGCGGAAAGAACCGTCACCTCTTGCTAGAAGCTCTCTACCTTTCTTTGTTAAGATAGCGTCAACTGTGACTACCGAGTTGTTTAAATATGCCATGTTTCAGTGGTTTATACTAATAAATATGTCTTTTATAAAATACCCTTTGTTTTTAAATCAGATATAATTTTTTCGTAGTTTGCTTTAAGACGTGGTGATGGATACTTAGGGTAAAGTATTCCTGTATTTTGAGTACCAGCGACTCTGTCTATGTTCATTAGTATCATGTTACTGCTATCAACATAGCGTCGCAGTGCGAAGAAATCTTTATTAACTGCAGTACTCATTGTCTTATCTAATGTTACGTATAAACGTCCGGTCGTAGTTTCCGAAGGTGTTAATACATCTGTAACCATATATGCTTGAGTTTCGCTGTTGTTAAACTTAATTTCATCCCCACGTTGTAAAGTAAATTGAAGGTTTACTCCGTTGAAGCCTTGAGAAGCAGATCCTGAGACTCCTTCGAAGTAGTTTCCGTACTTACTGGATAGGTCCGTACTTCCTGTTAGTACCGTAGGAGAACTTAAGCTACCTGTTGAGAAGAAATACCCGTCACTTCCTGTTCCTATGTAGGTAGAGCCTGATTCATAGCTGCCCACTGTTAGTATGCTTGAGATAAAAGTTAAATCAGCTGTTCTATCTAAAATCTCTACTACCGTTCTTACTGCTTCCCCACTGTTAAAGTTTCTAAATGGAGCAGTAAGTGCTACCGGGGTTGGAATGTAATTTATATATGTGAATTGTTTGCTTGCTAAAGTCGTAGTAAAGGCAGGGTCAAAAGTACCTCCATCTGTGGCTACTTCTAGACGAACTTCTGCTAAGCCGGGGTCGCCGCCGTATGGATTTGGCCATCCGTCTCCTGATACTGTAAAGACTGCAGTAAACTTAACTTGCTGTTCTGTATCAGATCCGAATGTATAGATAGAAGTTCCTGGGTTATAGTACCCTGCATCGTCTTGTAGTTCTTTCCCAAATGTAACCTTAGTAACATCTTCAATGTTAAGATTAGTAATAGACTGGTTAGATCCAGTAGCACGTGCATTATAAGTAGCAAGTGTTGGATCTGCTCTAAACTCTAACTTGTTGCCTGTACTAAATACAGGGTTTAAGTATGTTGGTGCTGTATAGGAGAAGAGTAGCGGTTCTAAACGAGTTCCAGATCTAAGTACCGAATGGTTACCTAGTAGTGTGGCTTCGCTACCGCCAATATTAGCGTTCTTAATAGATACTTCGAATTCACTATTTGCCGGGAATCCTTGCTTGAGAAGGTTCAATGCTACAGTAGCGTCAGGAGTTGTAAGGTTACCTTCTTCGTCAACAATGTAACCGATTACAATTGCATTAGCTTTATTATGCTCAGGAGAGAATCCTGAGATAAAATCAAAGATACAGAAGTACGGAGTTGTTGATTCTAGGACAGGAGTTGTACCGTATGAAATATCTCCTACGGTGTACTTATTTATCGCTACAGCGTTAAGTTGGTGCCCTTTGTACCTACCTCTTACGTACCCTGCACTATTGTGTACATACTCTTGCATATCAGACTTTTCCGCTGTGTTAGTCAAAAGTCCAGCAAGGTTAATAGGTACTAAAGGATTGTCGGAGTAGTCTACCTTCTGTACAATACCTGTATTTGCAACTAAAGATGCATTGTTAAATAATGCGTTGTAGTCTGAATTGTCGAATCTTGCAGTAAAGAATGGTGATAGTATTACAGGAACTGTTACCTGGCTAGTTGGGAAAGCAGCAGGATTTGCAAAGAAGCCTCCTCCTGGATCTGCTAATGTGAGTAGCGTAGTTGATTCAGTTACATTTTTTTCTGCAAAGCTGTACTTAACTCCATTAACGTATATTTCTTCAAGAACTCGTACAGCTTCTTTCACATTAACTCCGTTGGCACTTACATTTCTAAATAAAATATATTTCAGGTAATGGTACCCTCCTTTAGGTTGATAAGCACGAAAGGTATACATCTTACCGATTGATACTGGAAGCTGTGTTAAGAAATCATCTTCTGTTACAGTAGGAGAATCGCCTTCTAAGTACTCTATATAGTCGTAGGTGATCTCTTGAGCATTAAACTGCTTAAATACATTAGCTTCGTTTAAGCTTCCACTGTATAGATCTAGAGTACTTCCTCCGAGTTCCCCGTTTATCTTTTCAACTTCCGTGTTTCTGATTTGTGTAAGTTCACCAACTAACGTCTGTATGCTAGCAGTATGTGCGGTAGAGTATTCATTTATCACACCGCCATCTGATCCTGTTACGAATAACGTATCAATAGAAGCAGTATATTCTGGACGAGTGTAGCTTGTCTGTGCAGATTGTATTTTACTGCGATTTAGTACGTGTGGTTTTATAATAACTCCGGAAGTAACAACGTCTCTAGCTGGTAGAAAGTCTCCTACCATTTTAAACAACTGGTTGTCGAAGAATTTAATTAACCTAATAAAGTCAAATACGTCGTAGGAATTTGACCCCGATAGAAGTGTCTCTGCTACTTTGTATAAGTTGCCGTTAGTATCGTTACTGTAGTTTTTAGAGTATAGGTAACGAGGATCTCCTATATACTGGTCTATGTTAAAACTTCCTGTGATGCCTCCGCTTATAAAGTTATCAACATTATAGCTTGGGGAAAAACCTACTTCAACTGTGTGTAAGTCTTGTGTAAACTTATTGTCGTCTTTTTGAATAGAAACGTATTGAGAAAGAGTTTCTCCAGGTACTATGCTGCCTGTATTACTAAGCCTAAGCTTATCTCCTTCTGGTAGTCCTGAAGCAAAGTACGGAGTAACTCCTGGTCTTTCTACACCTCCGTACGCTTTAACTTCTAATGAGCCACTTGGAATACCGAAGCTGTTTATAAGTGCTCTTAATCCTCTCTCAGTACCTTTTGTTTTTAAGAGGTAGGGCAGGTTATGGTAAAGTCTTTTATAGGTTTCGTGTAGTATGTTGCTGTCTGGTGTAGGTTCGTTTGAAGCAGTAACAAAAGTACTTATGTACTCTGAACCGCTATCGTACCATTCTCCAATCAGCATTGAAGCTAAATTACCGGTAGAGAAGTTAGAGCTGTACAGTTTTACTCCGAAAGATTTTAGAGTAGCTTCTATAAAGTCTCTAGAAACTCCGTAGTCTAGTCGGTTATCTGCATCGTACTTATCTGTTACTCCTTTAGCATAAATCCATAGGTTATCAAAATGCTGACCTATCATATCTAGGAATAGGCTGTACGGTGCATTTTCGCTATCCTGTCTAATAAACTCAGGGATAGAACTTACTAACCTGCTTTCATTCAACTCATCATATAGAGATGCTGATTCTGCTTGAGCTACAAACCATGCTGTAGCGGCAGCGTCAGTGCTAGGTAGATTTAAGTACGGGCGAGTTGAGCTAGATTTAGGCCAAGATTTACTACTACTTTCAAAGTATAGGTATTTCTCATAGCCATCGAACTTAGAAATAATACCTGTAATAAGGTTATCGTATTTTAAGTTAGATTGAGTTACAGCAGTCTGGGTGTTTGAAAGGCTTCCTGTAGCAGCTTTCTGATCTTCGTAGTTGGTTACAAGATCTAGCTTATACTTAAAATTAACCAGGCGCTCGTAAGCAGAAGAGAAATGTACAAAATTTGTATAGTCTGTATAATCAACATTTATACGTACATCGCTGCCTGAAAGTAGCGTGAGAGCTTGATGATAAGAACTTGTTACCGGGTAACTGTATAGTTCATTGTAGTCGAGGTACTCTGTAGAGATAGAAGGGGATCCGTCTACTTCAATGTTAAAGTTAGGTCCTTTTAAAAAGTTAGCGGTAGGTACGGTCGGAGTAACGGTGGCTGTTACGTAATACGCTACCGGGTTGGCGACTTCTTCTAGTAGGCGAAATACAGTTTTGAGTTGAATAGTACTTGGAAGCGGTTCATAAAGCTTTATGAGTATATTACCTGTATTATCTTGATCTATATTAATACCGATCAGCTGTACGTTGTTTCCAAAGTCTAGCCTAAGCTCATCAAAGTACACATCAGAGGTAAACCTAGTTTTAAGATCCTGCACAACCTGTTGCAGGTTATCTACAGTTCCTGTAGGGGTTACTTTTAATTCAGTACGATCAGAAGAAAGTTCTTTTATAGCTAGTCCAACTGGTAGTAGAGGTTTTAAGAAAAGGTAGTTTAGATTTACATTGCCAGTAGTAAAGCCATAAGCCTTACTATCTTCAATAGGGTCTATATAGAGTGCATCTGTGCCTGTCTTTCCTGCGCTTGCAGAATCTGATAGCTCTTTTGCGTTCCGGTAATCTGCTACAGAGAACAATCTTTCTCCTGTTGGATTGTAGATGTGTAGTTGAATTATATGCTGTGACCTGTTAAACTCTGCAGGCAGTAGTACTTCTGTGCTCAAGTTAATATCTTGAGGGGTGAAGTCTCTGTACCCAGTTGGTGCAGTAGGAGTTAGATTGTATTTAATATCAGCCATTATTTACCTGCTGTGATAGTTGAAGAATCTGTTCGTTTGCTTGCAAAAGTCTTGCTCTTAAATCTGCTACTTCGTCTAGGAGTGGCTGTATCTCTTCACTAACCTGCGGTGCAGTATATAGTTCTGAGCTTTTTGTTACAATATACTGGTGGGAGTTTGGTCCGTTTACCGGTATCTGGTAGAAGAGTTTATTGTATAGTCTGAAAAGCTCTTCAATGGTGTCTGGGTCGATGACGGGTACCGGTTCTGCAAAAAACTTAAAAGAGGTATCTACAGTATCTTTAAAGTTCTTGTTGTTGAGGTATGTCTTATTTAATGTGATTTTCTCAGCCATTTCTTACAACTTTAAAAACTAGGTCTTCATCTATGATAGAAGTAGTACCAGATATTGTTGTTTTGATTAGTATTCTGTAATAGCGTTCAGGTTCTAAACCTCCCATATACACATCAAAGTAGTTACCGGTACTTGCTCGACTTAATTTTGTATAGGTTGTATCGAAGTCAATTACCATTTCCTCTGTGTTTTCATCTCGAAGTCCCCAGTATGAAGTAAGAGGTAGGAAATAATTTTGGAGGTAATTAGAAGAAGTTGAGAAGGTTCTAACGGGGTTCTTAGCTCTTACGTGTAGTTCAAATCTCTGCTTACCTTCGTCTGTATACTCTCCTCTGTTGTTTTTTATCTTAATGACTGCGTTTGTATCTGTAATTTCGTTTAGTCCAGATGCAGTTGCAAAGTCATCCCATTTTACTTCTAAGCACGGAGGGTAGATGGTATGGGAATTAGCGGAGTAGTATCTTAGGTATAGCTGGCGAGTTGTTTGAAACTCTAGACTACCTGTTAGTTTTAATAAAAATCCAGCGTTGTTAATTGCTCCGTTGTAGTGTGCTTTTGTTCCACCGGTAACGTCTATATTAACGTCATGAGTTGAGTTTACAGCGTGTGACTGAGTTGCTGTAATGTTGTAGCTAGGTAGCGCTGTGTACCAGGATCCGCCGCCTTCTACTAGGTCGTAGGATGAAGTTACGTTAGAGATAGTGCCCCAGTTGTCTGATCCTGTGCCCTCTATGCTGTCCCAGGTAACTCCACTACTGTTACGTGGGAGGTCTCCATATTTACCGTTACCTGCAACCCATGTACCGTAAGCGCCGGTGTATACCGGTAGAGCTTCTAATGTATATCCGATTGGAAGTTCGTTAGCGCTAGCTAAAAATAACTTAAGTGATGCGCTAAATGCTGTTGCGTCTCCTGTGGAAGCTAGTACGTGTGTTTCAAGTACTTCGGCTAATTCCGTAGAGTTAAATTGAATGAGAGTTCTGTTTACATAGGAATTTGTACCCTTGTAGTAGGATGCAAGTTCTAAGATCTCATCCCTACCGGTGTTCATATTTGCGAACTCGGAATAGAGTGTAGCAGTCTTTTCAGGAAATATTTTGTAAACAGCCATGGTTTCTTAATAAATATTTTATAATGTAGTTATGCGACCTTCAATATCAATGTTCGGGTACTTAACTTCAAAAATACATGGATCATAAGAAGGATAAAGGATGTTACCTTTGGTCGCTCCTTTAATATCGTACGCATACTGAGAGTAATCTCCACCTGTCTTATTGTCGATTTCAATCTTTTGAACAGTCTGTACTCCTTTTACTTTATCCAGTACGGTATATAATTTAGAGATGTTAATAGGTTGATTAATACTCCACTTATCAACTGCAAAGTAGTCTTTAAGTGCTTCTGTACATCCTAGTAGCACCTCACGGGCAGATGCAGAAGGTCGAATAACTATTTCGTATTTAATACCGATATTGACAATAAAAGCATCTTTAATATTAACTGCGTCTGTTACTAATCTATACTGGTTAAGGTATGTCTTAAGGTTCTGTTTTAGAGTAGTTCCTGCTACAGTAAGTTGCTTCTGTCCATTATACGCTAATACGTACATTGATAAAGCCAAAGGATTACTGTCTATAATTGCATCGGTAGTAGATTGGGTAGAGGATATTTGATCTTGGGTAACAAAGACTTTGGCTACTGTTCCAAACTTAGAAGGTAGTGAAAGAGCTCTTACGGTATAGTCTTCTTTTGTTACTGTTCTTAGTTGCTCATTAAAAGCTTTTGTTGAATTCTGCCTTAACTCTTCAATAGTATCTCCATCTTTACCTCCTGTAGCCGGTTCTGGGTTATTGAATGCTAGGGAGTTTAAGTAGGTGTTTCCTGATGCTCCAACGCCGTAATAGGCCGGACTTTGGTTATTTAGAATTGTAGTGATAGTATCTGCCGGGGTGTTTGCTTCCACTCCTCCTCCTATTAGGTATTGAATCGTTAACGTACCCAGTGGGGCATGGCCGTAAGCTCCTGTAAACATAAAGTTTGAAGGATCGTATGCTTTATCGATAGCAGAGACACCGGTGGTAATATCACCCAATCCCACGTTAGTTGGGTTTGGAGTTATAACAGAATCATCTGTACCTGATGTACCGGCACCGAATTGTATCTGTAGAGCGCCTCCGGATGTAAACCTAGTTACGTACCTGTAAGGTACCTTCTGTAGTTGCATTACATATGGAGATGTTGATTTATCTGCGCCTGTATTAGCAACTTCTGTGAAGATCGTATCCTGGGCTAGATAGGGTACTTCGTACCAGGTATTAGTACCGTCGGAGATACTCACTACTCCTATAATGTTATCTTCAGATAATGTAATAGTTTTAAAGCGTTCTAAGGAAGCAACCTCAACAGTAGTGGTTTTTACTTCAGCAGAGATTGCTTTTACCTTCTTAGTGAGTAAGAATTCAGTGACTGTGCCGCCTGCTGTAGCGTATACTGATACTGTTGTAGGATCGTAAGAACTAGAGTAAGCAAAATTAACTTTATTCTGTGTTAGAAATTTTACCGGGGTTCCAGTAGTAGATTGTAATTCAATATTTTCACTTAGTACTAGAGCGTAATCATAGTTAGGTACATTTTGACCAGCAACAGAGGTAGCGGGTACTCTCTGATATACATCTAAATCAACTGTGGAGGGGCTTGTGATCCTAGGACGGTACCCCATCATGTAAGCCATGTTGTAAAGGTTGCCCGGTTCTTGGGCATACTGTAAGAATGTCTCCTGTAGTTGGATATCCTGGTAGAAAGAAAGGACGTCCCCTACATATGCAGCCATCTCCATAAACATCATACCTGGTGATGTTGGAGAGAAGTCGTTATAGGTATCCGGGAAGTAGTTCTTTGTATAGTCTATTAGCTGCTGACGGAAGTCACTGAAGGTTCTATCAACGTATTTTATGTCTCTCTCTTGTGCCATTATTGCTCAAAGTTAATTACGATTTCATCTGTAATATTAGTTTCCTTTACAGAATACTTCAGTGCAAATGTCACTAGATTCTGATCTGGGTATGCTTTTAGTTCAAGGTTGTTTACTACTACTTGTGGGAAGTATAGTTCTAAGGACTGGTTTATAAGTTCTCTGGTAGAGTCTACTGTGTCTTGGGTTAGGTTCTCAAAAAGAAAATTTCTAAGTCCTGCTCCAAAATCTACATTTAATATACGTTCATTCTTTCCAGTGAGAAAAAAGTTAATTAAGTTTGCCTTAGTAGCATCTTTAGTAGTGTACGTAGAATTAAAGACAGCTCTACCGGATAACGGTAAAGCTACTCCCACGGCCTTTCTTGGCTGTAGATCTAATGGGTTAATCCTTTGAACTTTATATGCCATTATCCTCCAAACCTTTGCTTATCTTTCTGCTTAGCGCCGTCAACAATGGCGGCAGCTTTACTCACGAACCCTAGCTGTGTTAAGTCTAGTCCTGTTTTTGGTGCAGCGGCAATAGATTGAGCTACAGCTTGAGGATCTGTTGAAGACGGAGAGTAGTTGCCTTTTGGCATAAACATACTTCTATCAAAATTTTGTGCTAAAGATGCTCGTAGTGTACCGCCGCCGACGTTTCTATACTCTTCTGTAGCCATATTAGATCTGGTTTCGTTTAAAGCATCGGTCACAGGATTACCTGTAGGTTGGTATACTACTGGTTGTGCTCGCTCTTGAAGCGGAGCAGGGGAAGGTGCAGTAACTTCTGTTAGCTCCTCCCTGATGGCTTCTTTAACCGCTTCCTTAATTAATTTTTTAAATTCACTAGCTTTCATAATAATAAATAGATTTAACCTAATTGGTTGTCAATTCTAAACTTAAGTTCTTCTAAAAGTATTTCGGTATTAGAACTAAAAGACGATACGCCTTGTAATACAACTACCCCTGCCGGGTCTAGAGCTACAGCAAAGCGTCGTGGTGCTATTCCGCTATCATTGTTATCTGTTCGAATTTCTAGAGTATAACCTCTGTACTCGATAGACTGTCTAGAGCGCTCGAATGCAATCGGTGTAAAGGTGGTTAACGCCTGTGGGTCTTGACCTTTTTTGATTAGGCATGCTCTAAGAAGTACGTCTAATACCTGGAGTAACGTCTGTATAATAAGTAACTGTGTTTTTGCAAATCGGATTGCCTTAGCAGCATTACATAGGTTATCGTCTAGTTTCTGTACACCGTCTTTATTGTTATCTATAAACCGTTCTACTTTACCTATAACTCTAGCGATAATACCGGATGCTCCAGTTGGAGTAGCGGCAACTGCTGGGAGTGTTACGTCTAATGCGAGTATAGTTGTGTCTGCAGCTTTGAATGCTTGGTTGAGTACATTTACAACTGCCGAGGTTGGTGCAGTATAACGGTCTAGTCGGTTTACCTTATCGGTGAGGTTGTTTACAGTTCTAACTGTGTTTTCAAGTTTAGTTTTAAGCTTATTAATTACCACTTCATCAGGACATTTTATAATTTCAGCAATCTTTTCCTGTATGAAAGGTTCAATCTGCCCCCTAACGTAGTTTGTTCCAAGAGTTCTTAGATACTTCTCTACTTCCTCTTTCTCTTTATCTTCTAGAGAGTTATAACCTGATTTGAGTACCTTAAAAGAATGTGGGGGTAGTTTTCGAGTTGATAGTATGTAGTTTATAGCACCGTCTGTGTTACCTTCTAGCAGCATATCAAGAGTAGTCCGGTTTAGTAGCTGACATGGAGAGAAGTTTTCTAACCCAAAGTCTGCAAAAGACTCTTCTAGGTTTGTACACATCTCTGCTTTCTTCTTAGCTACTTCTGAAACTACCAGGTAGGTGAGTTTCTGTAACAGGTCTCTACCGTCACAGGGTTCTACACTAGCTATAGATTGAAAGAAGTTAGGCATTATTTACTTAGGTATATTCTTTTACTTAGTAGTTTGTTGCGCAACTTCTTTTGACGTCCTTCTAGATTAGCTAAAGCTGTACTTGCTGCTTCTACCATCGGTAAGTAGTTGATTGCGCTTGCTAGTACTCCTAATTCACTTAATACGTTCTGTAAATCGCTATACAGATTGTCAATTTCATTTACTAGAGAGTCTCCTAGTACTGCGTGCTGGGATTGGTCTTTAGCATTTGCAAGGAGGTATATTTCTGGTGCATCTACGGTAATGCTTTTTGTTGCATCTAGGTTAAGAGTCTGCCCTGCTAATCCTACTCCTTGTACTCCATTAATTAAAACTCTCTCTGTACTTGCATTTAAATACACCCTTCCGCTACTAATTAAGACCTGGTTACCTGTATATGTTGATGTAGAGGTAGGGGCTGTGTCAAAAGACTTTGCCTTTAAATAAGGTTGAGTGAGTGGTAGCTGTTGGTTTGAAGTTAGGTATATAGATGCAAAATCTGTATTAATATCCTCTGTTACAAATTCAAATCCGTTCCCTACATTAACTTGTCCGTTTGTAATTGCAATAATAGGTGTGCCTGCTGCGCTCCCAGTCCATGGAGTTTTTTCTGGTACTGTCTGAGAGAATCTAATGCTCTGTCCTAGTCTTCCCTCCAGTATAGTATCTCCTTCAAAAGGTAACATAGGGTTAACGTCTGCTACTTCCGGAAAATCTGCACCAAGGGTGACAGCTTGCTTAGTTTCTGTGATAGCTCCGTGGTGTGGATGGTTCCACATGTTAACGGATGTAATATAGTAAGTCTTAACGTAGTGATTTTCTTCTGTAGTTACCTCGGAAGGTGCTGATAGAAGTACTACTGTTTCGTCTATTAGCGGAGGTTGTTTTAAGAATGGGAAAAGAGGAAAGGCTTGTCCTCTTACAATCCCTTCTATATCAGTTAAGAATTGATACTCTATCGATCCAATATCATCAGGAGTTTCGATATTATAGTTTACGCTTACGACCTTACCATAAGATATTTTACGAACTTCATTTATAGGACTGTTTGCAGTCTTAGTAAGATCAAATAAGCGCATTACTTCCCTTTGTTAGGTTCTTCAATAGCGTCGTCCATCTGTTCTAGGATTTGAGCAAGCTCTTCAGCTCCTAATTCAAATCCGGCAGCGTCACCGCTCTTAGATGCATTCTCCATACGTTGTACAACAGCTAACATGTCAATTAGGTGTTTATCGTTCTTAACACCAATTTCAAGGTAGTTAGCGATCATAGGAACAATGAGAGTAGCATCCCCAATATTTTCCATAAGGGGTTTTAGTTCTCCGATTAGAGCATTGATCTGCCTTTCTTTCTTTTTAGAATTACTGTAGATCTCTTCTAGTACATCGGAGAAGGTCTTATCTTGAAATAGTTTTTTATCTAGACCCATACCTTTTCTTTTATAAATAGAATCAGTATTTTTTTAGGTCAATAAAACCTTTTTCGTATAAATCGTTGTATAGCAGGTAGAATTCTTCTTTCAGTATATTAATTACCTTAGTGAGGTACGGAGTTTCTGTTCCAGTCATCTCACGTATGTAGATGTAGAGAGCTTTCTTCTTAAAGATTTCCAGATCATATCGCTTTTCAAATAAAGTTAGTACGGCGTCAGCAATTTGACGATCTGCTTCTTTAGGGAAAAGAGTGTCTAATTTTTCGTAAGTACGTTCAATATATAGATTAAATACCTCTTTAAGGCTAATTGCATAAGGGCGAACCTCTGGTGTATCTAGGTCGTAAGATCCTTCGTACACTTCAACACCTGTTAACTGTTTTAAGCGCTTGTAGTTCTTATTATTGTAATTAATTAAGTGCCTTTTTACAATAGTCCCAAAGTAGGAATATGCTTTTGCTCCTCGGGTGGGGTCAAACATATGTATTTTCTCTTCTACTAACAGGGAAACGACCTCAAGTTTTAAATCTTCGAGATCGTCAACGTCTGTGTAATAAAATTTAAAGGTATGAATTATGTTCTCAACAAGCTTATAAAAGGGGAAATAGATTCTATCTGTGAAGATTTTATTTCTAAAGTCTGAATCAGTTGAATTATTATACGCTACTATTGCATCTTCTGTATCCTGTGTAAAGTAATTTGCTTTACTTTTTTTTCTGCCCATAGTTTAGTTTATGTTAAACTCGTCAAGCACTCTCTGAATCTCTTTAATATTGTTAAAGAAGAATCCAACTTCGTCGTCTGACTGGAAGGTTCCTTTTTCATCAATTTCACGTAACCTTTTTGAAGATTCCCCTATAATAGTGGAGAGATTATCGATGTAGTTTTGTTGATATTCACCAATATCTTCTAGCTTCTCTACTTTTCGTAATAAGTTCCAAGTAAAGAACCCAAAGATAATTATCAATATAGCTAAAATTATGCAGGTAACCAACATTTTTATAGATTTTTAACAAAGTTTGATAGACCTTCCGAAGATTTTACCGACTGGCCTGTTGAAGATTTAGTTTTCTGTGTGTTTACTTTAGTAGATCCACCGTTACGTTTCCAAATATCGTACTCTATCTTGGATGCCATGAAGTCGGCTGAGTGTAATATGTTGACGATGTTAGTTTTCATCCGGGAATCTGGGTTATAGCTAAAGAAGTAAGCTTTATTTGCATCATCAAACACTCCATCATGTAGTCTGATACCTAAAAACTCTCTCTGACTCATGGAAATTCCGAATTTCTGAAGGATAAACAGTGACCGGTCGGGGATAAGCATGAAATCAAGGTCGGGATTAGGGACGTACATCTCATTCATTTTATCTCGACGCCAATTATCCATTTGCTCTAAGTAGCCAACACCTTCTCCGTCACCAATCTTACCCAAATCATGGAAAAGAGCAGCAAAAACAAGTTCTTCACGGGTAAAATCAATAGTAGCCCCCATTGACTCCCAGAATCTCATAGTTTTAATAGCACACTCTACTACTCGGTTAACATGGTCTACATATCCACCGGGAAATGCATTATGGTACCATGATTTACCGCTAGCAGGAGACATGACATAGTTTTCTCCGAGTGATTCAAGCATAGAAAGTACTTGATCGGCACGGTTACCAAGTTCGGACTTGATAATTTGTTGATGCAAGTCGAAATTTTCGAGGATCTGTTCTGCTTGTAACATATATTAGTTGTAAGATTCTTCTTCACGGTTAACCATAGCTTGCATATCCGAAAGAACGTCTTTAGCTTTTTCGATATGTTGGTAAGCTTGGTCGTGGTCATTTAGGGACACCGATCGTCCGATAGTATTTAACATAGACTCTAATCGGGTAATTTTTTCTTGAAATAGATTTTTGTTTCTCATAACTTGTACTAATTATTATTCTTTATATATAATATATAATATTATTATTTAATATATACTATATAATATATTTAATTTTATTTTTTCTCTCCTTTTTTTCTCCCTCCTTCATTGGTAATATACGAACTAAACAAACAGGAACCAACTGCTTTATAAAAAAATTTTACCACATGCGCCGCGCCGCGCGAAAAGTTGCCACGCAAATTCTAGTAGAACGTAGGTTCTCCGTTATCATAGTCTTCGGCGATAAACATAATCGCCTCGATAGCTTCCTCTTTCGTAACTTGAAAGAACTCACGATCCGATCCTTGATCGGAACCTAAACGCTTATCGGCAAAGTGTTGATGTACTAAGTATTCAACGCGGTAATCATCCGTAACCGGCATAGCCCAATAGAGCTTCCATTCGGACACGGTACCGGCCCCGTTGATCTGTCTAACGCGTGATTGAGGATTAACCGCCTTACCGATCTTAACAAAATCATAAGCCGGGTTAATAAGTACGTAGACGTACTGTCCTTTATCTAGAGCTTGGTCGTGAATCTCTTGAATACGTCGTGACTTACCGTAGAGGTAAGACCATTCGTAAAATCCATTAGTAGGGTCATTGAGGACTTCAACCTCAATCTGGTATTCGGGATCAATGTATGAGAGTAGTTTACCGATTTCTACTTTACGATATTTACCTGTAGCATCAATGAAGTTTTGAGTATACTTCTCAATATAGGGTATACTGGGTAGATCGGTAAGGGACGTACTGGGGTAGTATATAGTCAAAAGAGACTCAGATTCTAACTTTAAAGCCTCTTCTAATGTAATTCGATCTCGACGCATAACTTACTTATTAGAAAAGAACTGCTTAAAGAAATGAATAGCAAACATACCTACACCTACCGGCCAGATAAGAGTCATAATAATACGCTCTTTAATAGTAAAGCGGTATTCTTCACTTTCATTAAAGTCTACAAGCTTGTCGAATACGAAGTTAAAAAGCACTCCGATGATCAAGTAAGTAATCACATTTGAAATCATAACCGTTTTATTTTTTTATTATACTTAAATATAAGAACTCTATTTCATATAGGCAACTCTTCGTGTAATAAAAGTGTAGTTAATACTGATTGTACTTTAATACACTTCTCGTAATCCTCTATAGCTTCAAAATATTGTCTTAACTCTAATAATGCCCAACCGCTCTCATGTCTCTCAAATCTCAAAGCTTCTAAGATATGATTAGAATTGCTTTCATCAAATCTTTCTAGCATAGTATACAATCTATCAAAGTACTTCTTCTGCAAGCTCTCCTCAATTGATACAAATTGCTCCTTATATTTTCTACTAAACATCTCTCTTACGATATAGTAATTCTCTACACCTCGTATAACTGAACCGAAAATAATATAAGGATGCTCTAAGAAATCGGACAAAGCTTCAATAGCCCCGGCCCTCTCGAGGTCTTTTTCGTCCGAGTAATCGAACATATCGAAGAAGGAAGGATCTAATGGCTTCATGTTTATAAATATACCTTACTTTACATATATAAATATATCTCTATATAAGGTTTACTATAGCAAAAATTTTTTCCGAAAAATTTCCCCGGGTTTCTTGATTCTTACCAAAAAAGTTCATATCTTAAACAGGTAGAGAATTGGTACTATACGTTCTTTGAAATAAAAAAAAGAAAAACTATGGAAATTACATCATTTATTTTAGGTGTATGTGCGGTTATCGTCTTATTGATGATCGTGGGTACGTCTGTGAATTTATTGAGCTTTAGAACTCTAAAAAGAGATCTAACTAGTCTAGAGAGAAATCTAGATACTATACATCACTCTATCTACCGTGAGCTGGAGAATATTAGAGAGGATGCCGAGAGAAAGGAGAAGTCCTTATATGATTACGGAAGTGATATTGAGAAGAATCTAAGTAATGAACTAGATAGGCTTCAAAAGTATATCGATAGCCGGACAGATAAGATGTCTGATAAGACCAAACAGGATTTATTAGCTCTACAACAGGAGATTGGTAGGGTTGAACGAGGTTATAAAGAAAAAATTAATTATTAATTATTGAAGAACGTAGTACCTTTTCTTCTACATATATAAATATATATTACTATAATCAAAAATTTTAGCAGAAATATGCAACTAGGTCTGAGCTAGATTACCGTCGAGCAAACCGTCTAGTGAAATATACTGGCAGTTTTATGTCACCTTGCCATCACCTTGATATCCAGATGCACTCCAGAGGCCGGTACTCTTATATACAAGGAAAGGGCTTATATAGCCCTCTCTATGATATCTGTATCTATGTCTATTAGAACAATGATAGCTGTCCTGTCTGTACTGAGGCTTCTACTTTGAAGGCATCTTGTACCTTTCTAGTAGGGCGGAACTCCTCTCCTTGATTATCAATCAGGACTCCGTCCTTAATAGTGAAGGCGTGTTTAGCGACCAGGACAATGTAGGTTCCTTTCTTATTGTCTTGGATAAAAGACTTAACTGTCTTATCTCGCTTTACTACCTCACCATATAGCTTGTAGTAGTTCTTCTTCTTATCCTCAGGCAAAGCCTTGAAGGTCACATTAACATTACCAATGGACTGAGTAACCTCTTTGATCTTATTCATCGTAGACTCTACTCCGAAGGTACCTTCTTTGTCATTACGCTCGAAGACCTCTTTAACAAATTGGTGAGCAGGCTCGTAAGCAGAGCCAGTAGCAGCAGCCACAGCACGAACAAAGCAGTCATTCTTTTCTTGACGAGCTAACTCAGACTGTGAGAAGTTAGCGATTGCTTGAGAGCTGTACTTGTAATCTAAAACCTTTGACATAACCTTTATTTTTTATTGATAACTAAATATAAGAACAAAAGCTCAGGGAGGCAACTCCTCCCCAAACTCTTTTCCGGAATGTTTAGTCTTCGATCTCTCCTAGTTCAG